TATTTCGAGTTCGGCTTTTGTCGGCCCGGACTTCGCCTTATCGTCGTCGTCAAACCGAATGAAGTCCTTGGCCTTGACATGCTTTCCGCGGGGGAGACTTTTCCCGGAAATATTTACGACCTCAGCGGCCAAAAATGCGAACCGCCTCCACAGTTCTTTCTCACGCACGCATTCCCGCTCACTCACAGCGTCGGCCATGAGACATAGTTCGCTCGATGTTATGGAGAGCCATTCCCAGGGACGTAGACCTATGGCGTAGGCTGTCCGTTCGCTTGCTTTCAGGAAGCCGAGGCCGTCGAGGGGTTGGTCTCCGTCGCCGGTGATTCCGGCGGCTCTGCGTTTTTTGGGCCTCCATTAGGCACCCCGAAAGCCAGTGTCAATGCGGTCGTGATAGCTTTGGTGATCTCCTGGATCTTGGTCATGTCGATCAAATCCCCGGCGGCCTTGAGACTCAAGTCCTCATCCTCATGGATAAGTCCGGCCCAAAGGATTCCGCGAACCGCCTTGAGCGCCCCCGGTCCGTTCAGCGCGGCTTGGAGATTCATGATCTCGACACCGAGCGTTTCCACGAGTTCGACCAATGCGTTGAAGTTGTAAAAAAGATTACGCGGCTTTCCGTCGGCCAGGAGGATCGGAACTTTGCGTTTTGCCATAAAGACTCCTTACGAAAAGATTAAAAAGTGGGGGGCATCCCCACGGACGCCCCCCGAGGGAGAAAGGAGGAAGGAAGAAAAAGGGAGGAGGCGTTAGCTTACGGAGGCTGTAAGCGCGCCCTGCCCCTTGAGTGATCCCGAAATAGTCAGGGCTTCTTCGGCGGGGCCTTCGTAATCCATCGATTCCATGACGGCTTCGCCCGTGTAGGTAGCACCGTCGGGCATGGTGATAATGAGCGTCAATGTTGCCGGACTGCCATCGATGAAATGGGCTTGGATGCACTTTTTGGCAACGTCGTTGTAAATATACATCCCGTTGAAATCAATGCTCCATTCTTTGCGACCGCTGAGAAAGTCGCCCCAGGAATTTGAGTCCTTGGAGGTCACGTCGACCATCGACTGACCGAAATGGAGTGCGAAGGATACGGCCTCGGCCATCAAATCGCCCTCAACGGAGAGCGTCATGTTTTTGCCGAGCACGGCAGCTGTAGTCATAGCAATACTCCTTTGCTGTAGTTGCTTGTTGATTCCCGCGTCCGCGTGAGAAAAGATTCGCGGGCCGGGTTATAGTGAAAAAACGGGTTAACCGCTGTTAACCTAAAATATGTTTTTTAGTTAAGTCCGGCATCAACTCGGAGCCATAATGAAACGGAAGCGGATGACGCCATGCCGCACAGGGTGCGTCGGCACGGAGTCATCGATGAAGAGTTCCGACATTTCAAGTTGCGCCAAATACGGCGTGAAATATCCCGTTATGGTCAGACCCGAGCTGAGGATGGCCTGGACGATATTATCCATATATTCCGAGGCTTGCTTGTCGCCCTCAATGGCACTCCAGACATGAACCACAACGGAATTTTCTTCAACCTCGGAATCCCTCGTCGTGAATGACATGGATCGGACGCCAATCGGAGCGCCGAACGAAACATAAGGCATGACAGCCGTTGCCGGAACGTAGTTGTAAACCGTATAGGTATTAGTCAACGCATGGGTTGTGAGTCTGGTATAGAGTGCCTTCATCAGCGGCGAAAACCCGAGTTTGCGTGTTGCCATCATGCGCTCCTAAAACTGATTGACTACCGATCCCAGTTCATGCTTTTGTAGAAAATACGCCATCGGGGTCGTCCGGCGATATTGGTTATAGCCTTCCTCCGGGGCTGTGATGAGGTGGAACGCCTGGGCATCCAGACAGACAGCCGCTTTCCACTTCGTTTTCTTGAGCTCCAGGAAGAAGTCTATATGCTCGAACTCGATCTTGATGCGGTTGTCCCACATCACGTCCTTGAAGAGCCGGCGCTTGGCAAGGAAGATGTTTGGAACCTGGTCTGCCAGGACATACTTGATGCCGTCGGCTGTTGCATAGACCTCGCGGGGCGCGGGTATGCGAGCTAGGAGTTTTCCCCGCCTTTCGAGCTTTATCCCCTTGGCATAGTTCTCTCCGGCGAAGAATGCCCCTCTCTCATACCTAAGCGTTGCCGCAACCAACCCGATCTTCTCATCTGAATCGAGGACGGTCTTCATGTTTTTGATTGATGCGGCATCCCTGATAACCACATCATCGTCGGATATTAGGACATAATCTTCCTTGGCTAGTTTGACAATGGCGTTTCTGCCGAAGGAAATGCCGGAATCGAAAGGAAGAGAAATGACCATGTGGCCGGCCTGCTTGAGCTTGGTATAGAATAGGGCCTTGCCGTCATCCTGCGGACCGTCGTCGGCTATGTAAAACCGATAAGGCAGATCGATTTGTGCGAGCGTCGTTTGATATGTTTCAACCGTCTTGAAAAGCGCCGCGTCGCGCATGAAGGTCTTGATGCCGACGGCAAGTTTATTCTCGCGGATAACCGGCTTCGGCTTTTCACTGTCGATAATCCGCTGCCGGATTTCCGTCGTCGATACGCCTTGCGTATAGGGCAAGTAAACTAATTTGCCGCCATGCTTCCGGACATACACCTCGCCCGGACACTGATCCCAGTCATCGCCGTGGACGAGATAATGCGGATTGAGACGAGCTTCGGCAAGGTCGGCCGTGGGATCCTTGTCATTCTGCGTGATGGTCTTATCGACACATTTCAGGCCATCGACAATCCGCCGCCTGGCCTCGAAGGGGATGACCGGCTGAACCTTGTAATCAGAAGCGGCCTTGTCGGTCAGGACGCCGACAATAAGTTTCGTCCCGAGCGCCTTGGCCCGTTCCAGGATTGCCAAGTGTCCCTCATGGAACAGGTCCCAGACGCCGCCGATGAAAACGACTTTCGCGCCCCGCTTGAAATAGTTCCGGTCGATAGCCCGGCAATCCATCCAGAATCGATATCCCCGTTGCCGCTGTTTCCAGGTCGAACCATAGCGTTCCAGGAGATACCGTTCCGGCGGGTTCGGCAGAAAGCATGGAAGATTATGGAACGTGACCGGCTTCAAGTCTTTGAAGAAATGGGCCGAGAAAACGTGTGGAAGGAATTCCCAATCCTGATCCCATCCGCCATCCTTGTTCGGCCCGAAGGCGCCGTGCCACCAGAAATCGCCGTCGTCGTAAAAGAAGAAAAGATCGACCTTAACGCCGTTCTTCCGGAAGCTCAGTTCCATCCGCTTCTTGCCGTGGGTCCACGCCCGCAAGAATTCGAACCCGGCCGCGATCATGTCGGCTTGGAGTTTGTCCCAGAGTGCCAGTTCCTTCGGATGAAGGCCGATGTCAATATCGGAATCATGCGTTATAAAACCTTGCTCTCGTATCGCGCCGAGACACGTCCCGGCCTCAAGCCACCAGGTGCATTGATTGGCGCTTAAAACATCAATGGCGAATTTCAGGCAGTCGCCCTTGAGATCGACCACTTTCCCATCTCCCATCGCTTCATAAGAAAGCGGTGATTCCAGATTATAATCGCTGTGGACGTATTTGAGTCCCCACTTCTCGCCGAACAGCTTCCACCCCACCGGACGACATCTGAATTTCTTATAATCATCCGTCCCCTCCGGAAGGTGTTGCAGTGATACATCGTGGGTATAGGCGACGCGCCATTTCGTTTTTTGCTGGAGCCCCAGGAAGAAATCTTCATGCTCCAGCGCCGTCTTGAATTGTTCATCCCACGGATTATCAATCCAGACCTGGCGGCGCATCAGAAAGATATTGAGAATAAGGTCGAAGCTCATGGTAAAGCGAACGCCGGATGCCGTCTCCCGCCATCTCGGCGAATCAATTTTCTCTATGAAGTGCGTTGTACCTTCGCTATAAATCTTGCCTTCGTAGTGCTGTTCTCGCCCATCCTTGAGGAACATGAGGCAGCCGCAGAGTCCGGCTGTCGGTTCATCGTCTAGGACCGCCCGGAGTTTTTCAACCTGCGTCTTGTCGGTGAAGACCGTGTCGTCTTCGATAATCATCAAGTATTCGTATTCCGGCGGGATGAGTTTCAGCGTTTCATTCCGGACGCCGCTCACGCCGAGATCAAACGGAAGTTGGAAATGCGCGCACTTGGCGGCCTTCAGGAATTCCGTCTTTTTATCGTCCGGGTTCCCGTTGTCGCCCACGAAGATCGGGATATCAGGATAAAATTTCCTGATGCTTTCAACGCATCGCACAAGAAGTGCATCCCGCATAAATGTCGTTATGATGATTGCGGTTCGGTCAAGTCCCGGCATCGGTTCCGTCATGCCCCATTATCTCCCTCACTAAAGGTTGGTCAAAAAGGTGCTTCTTATTCACCAGATGATCGCTAAGTAAATAGCCGTCAAGCATCGACTTGGGCCGTAATGTGTTCTCGCAAAACCGGGTCCCATACCATGCGTGATAGCAGATGGGTTTTTCACCGACCCAGATTTCGTCTCCGATGCAACCGTCGTAAATCTTCGGTCCCTTTTCTAATCGCAGGACATTGTATCCGAGTTTCAGGATGTCCCAATAGATTTTCTGGGCCGTATCCGTAGAGCCCTCCACGCCGGGCTGATACTGGAAGGTCAATCCGTTGTCGCGGATGAAGGACCGCTCAAAGAAAAAAAGCGGTGGATGCAAAGGTTTATGCTCGGGTCCCAAACAGCCTATGAGCCGTGTCTTGGCATCCTGCTCATATAGCCGAATGAGTGCATCGTCCCAACCGTCGCTCTGTATGTGCGCGTCAATATCGAGGAAGGCCACATATTGTCCTTGCGCAAGAACGACGCTCTGGTCAATGGCAAAGCCGTGACCCAGATTGGTTCCGTTTTCGACAAGCTGGACATCGGTTTGCTCTCGGAGCCATTCGAGGTTCCATAGTTGAGAGCCGTTGTCTATGACGATGATCTCGTATGTCCCGGACGCCGTAAACCTGCGGATGGACTTTACGAAGAGCTCAGCCCACTCCGGCGAATTACACGAGGCTGACGCAATCGTCAACCGCATCGAAGCTTTGCCAATTCTGTCTTGATGCTGTTTCTAATTTGCCTTCCCCTTTCTGTGTTAGCTTGCTCGGGCTCTAGCCACATCTGCCCATGACCCCAATGTCTGAACGATGACAGCACATACGGTGTTAATTCCTGATGAACATATCCTTTCGGATTCCAGTATTTCATCTTGGACCAGAGGACGCAGCCGGGATCGAAGATGACTTTCTCGGCATCGAAATCTATCCGGTATTCCCATTGGGTCTCCATGAGGTGCCGGAAAATGGGGTTATTGTCGGGAGGATAAAGCTCGGCAAAAGCGGTCCGCCAGGGTTCATCGGCACGGCGGGCCTCGGTGAGCGACCAATCAACAGCCATCCCGTCCCGGTAGGCCTTCATATTCATGAGCCCGAGCCATAGCAGAAATAGTCCAGGGCGATATCCCCGGCTACAATATCCGACCTTGGGTTTTTCGGTGGAGACGACAAGCACCTTGGGATCCGAGGCTAAGCCTAAAAGCCCGGATAGCCAGCCGTTGCGTAAAACCTGGATATCGTTATCCATGATGACGGCATAGTGGGCATAGCATTGATCAAGCAACGCATTCAGGGCGGCCCCATGCCCGGCATGTTTACGGCCCATGATGATCATATTGACGTGGCCTTGCGCCTGCGCCCGCGTGAGATATTCCAGTTCCCCCGGATTCGGCGAGACATCATCGTAAACTATGACCCGATGCGGCTCTGACGTATAGGCGGCTATGGATTCTATGCAGAGTTCCAATGCTTCACGTCCGTTGAAATTAGGTATCAGGATATCGACGGTCATATGCCTAGCCTAAGTTTTTTGAGTTCACCCTGAATGACGGCATATCGCCGTTGACGGACATCCCAACATGGCCCTACTTGCGGCATGGACAGCACCGAAATGTGGCAATGATGCCGATAGTAGAGGGTCGGACCCGAAGGACGATCCGGAGAAAGTCCATTAGGGAATGGTGCGATAATGCGGCCCTGGTCCAGGATGTTCTTGTAGATTTGATATCCCGTAGGATATAGGCCGGCCGATGCGTCGCCCGACACCTTTTGCGTATATCCCCACTCGGCCTTGACCGATGGATATTGAGCCATGTCCAGCATGAAGAACCAGGATGCGATGGCTACGTTGTCGGGGAAGGTCTCGATATCGGATATCAGCGCGGCCCCGGTTTTCTCCTGTTGCTCAATCATAAGTTCCAGCCATCCCGGCTTTAAGATTTGGATATCGCAGTCCATGATCATCGCCAGGTCCGTCGTTACGGTGTCAAGCAAGGTTGCCAATGCCGTGCCGTGCATGACCCTGCTTTTCCCTTCTATGAGTCGCAGCCATCCCTTGGCTTGGGCGGCCCGGAGATAGGTTAAGTCGTCATAAAGCGCGGGGCCCGTAGCGTCGTCGTAGACCGCGATTTCATGGGGATACTGGGTAAACTTCCTTATCGACTCTATGCAGAGTGCGATAGTGTCCCCCGACTGATAATTGGTGATACACAGGCTAACGGTTTTCATGCTCTAAGCGTAGCCAATTCGGTCTTGACCAATTCCCGTTCATCTTCCCTAAGCTGTCTTAGCGAGCCGTGAGAGACATGGTGGTAGCATTTCTCCATTTCGTCGGGAATAATGCATCCATGATAATGCCTGGGATTATCAGTTTGCATCTTTATCCACAGCGAGGATCCGGGGTCAAAACAGACTGTCTGGCCTGATATCGCAAAGCCTTCCTTAGCGGCAAGCGGAGCAAAGATTGTCCTGTATGGCTCACTATCCATAGGCACCGATCCGCCGCGCCAATCAACCTCCATCCCATCCAGGTAGGCCGTCATGTTCAGCATCAGAAAATGGGGCCTCCACCAGCCGGGGACGCATGCCCCGGAAGGGAAACGCGAGGGCGGTCGCCAATGCGCGGCAACCAGTATTTTGTCGTCTATGAAGTCAACCATCTTATTAAGCCAGGACGGGTCTTTGATGAAAACGTCGCCGTCCAGGATCATGGCTAAGTCGGCTTGGCAGACTTCGTTAATCAGGACGTTCAGGGCGCAGCCATGCCAATACGGGGCAGGGTGGCCGCCCAAGGAAAACTTAGCCCTGTCGGTCGTCCATCGTTCCCGCGTATTGCCTCGGATAAGCCGTGTCCATCCCTTGGCCGCGGCGGTCTCCAGGTATGCCCTGTCTGTTCCTTGCGTCGATTCATCGTGGACGATGATGGAGTAGTTCGGGTAATCTGTCCTGGCTCGTATGCTTTCGATGCATAACTCGATGACGGCTCCAAGGTTATGATTCGGGATGAGGATATCTACGGATCGCAAACCATGACTCCGATGCCAAAAGGCCACTTGAGGTATACATAGCCAGTATGGGGATTATGAAAGCTGATGAAGAGTCGGCCTCCATTCCTTTCCTTATCGGCTATCAATTCTTGCCAAAACTTGCATACGCTTGGCACAATGACGATATCGTGAAAGGCTATGAGATGCGGGGCCAGCGGGGAGAATAATTCGTAGTCTCGCTTTACGCCCTCGTAGATATGGTCTCCGTCGATAAATAAGAGGTCGATGATTTGGCCTGCCAGCATGGCTTTAAGGCGGTCAACGGTCTGGGGGCTATGGCTGTCACCTAAAATATCCGTCCCTTTGACGACGGGGTTATTGTCTATCCCGATATGTCGAGCTCTAAAAAGCCGTTCATAGAAAGGCTTCTGAGTATTCTTGTCCAATCCGATTTCAACGACGACGGGATGCTCTATTTGCTTAGCTTGGAAATACGATTCGCAGAAGCTAAGGAACCATCGCCATTCGTGAGCGTTCTGGCAAGGCGGAGTGAGCGTGTCGCATACAGTGAGGTTCATTCCGCTCTCAACGCCTTGAGTCGCCTATCGACTTCGGCCAATGCTTCAACGACATGAGGGTGTTCGGGGCGATGGCTATTCCTGTCAAGCCCTCCCCTCCATCGGATCGCCGTATTCCAGTAATTGTCCGGCAATGGTAGCATCCCCAGTCCTGCCGGGTTATCGAAGTGGAGCTTCTCATAGAGCGTCCATCCCGTGTCCGCGAACACGAGCGGGGGCGTGCGCTCGGGCGTGCGCGGAGGAGGCTGTCCGGCGAATATCTCGGGCCGCTCGAAGTCCTCAAATCCTACTTGTTTTAGGTCCCATTTGTGGTCTGGGAAGTATTTCCGATAAAGCCGCATATCCAAGAGCATGATGTTCGGCCAGTAGGTCGGCGTTATGTAATCATGTTCCCTTGCTCCGCCGGATCGGAATCTGGCGACACCCAAGTCGTGCTCGGGGTCTTTCATTGGGTCTAATAGTATATCCAGCCAGTCGCCACGAATGACCTCAGAGTTGGCGTTCAGCAGAAGCGCGTAGTCGGCGGTGGAGGCGTCGCACAGCACCTTCAGGTTTTCACCATGCCCATAACGTCGGCCCTGTTCTTTTACCTCGATATAGGCAAACTTCAAAAACGGTTGCCGGGCCAGGTTGCGGAGATATTCGCGCCGGTTGCCGTCATCTTCCCCGGCCGGCCGCTTGTGCGGCTCGCAGGCAAATCGGTTGTCGGCTAGACTATTATCGGCAACGATGATGCGGTAATCCTGGCGGACGGTCCGCTTTACGATGCTCTCGATAGTCAATTCTATAGACGACCACGAAAACCGCGTCGGAATAAGGATATCTATCATGCAACCCTTTCTCGGTATTCGTCCTCAAGAATACTCATGGCCAAGTAATCCACGAATCGCCCATTGCGGAAGATGGCCTCGCGGTGCTTGCCTTCGAGCTTAAACCCGATGTTGAAGTAGAGTTTCTTGCCGACCTCGTTGGTATCAAGGACAAGGAGCCAGGCGCGATGCATCCCCATGTAATCGAAGCAATGTTTGAGAAGCGCCTTGTATATCCGCGTACCATAACCCTGACCGCGCATGATCGGGACAACATCGGCTCCTATGCGGACAGAACGATTCGTCCGGTCTATCTCATCCATGCGGATGATGCCTATAAAGTCACCCTCATAATAGACGGGATAATGTTCATCCTGCTTTTCGGTGAAGACGGCGAAATATGCCCGCGAAGGATCGCCGTTCAAACGCGAGAACCATGTCTGCTGAGCTTCGGCTGAGATATGCCCGATTGAGGTGAGCTGGCTCCATGTTGATGGGTCATTTCTCAAGGCGCGAATCGCCTCCAAGTCAGCAAACTCGACTGGTCGAAAGACAATGCCATCAGAGGCAAACATTCTCCCATTCCTTTATCTTGTTTAGAATGTAAGCCTTGTCGTCAAACGTAAGCCACCATCCGACCGGGATAGAGCACTGGTGAGCGTTGAATTCATCGACGCCGGGGAGGTCGGTCTTGAATTCCCTAGCGTAGGTATGGATATCATTCCGTTGGTGGACGCGGCTCGTCTGGATGCCGTTGTCATTCATCCATTTTACGAAGCGGTCCCGGCTAAGGGCACGGACGGTGTAAAGCCAATGAGCGGAGAAACGATCGTATTTATATCGCAAGGGCTGGACGGTTTGGATGCCCGCCCTTCTCAGTTCGCCATCATAATAAAGCGCGTTCTCCTGGTGCTGGCTCAGAATCGACGGCAAATATTTCATCTGCTCGATGCCGATGGTTGCGGCCACGTCATTCATGTGCCACTTTGTTCCGGCCTCAACGATGTCGGCCTCGCAACGGAAGTCGCCTCGTTTCTGCTCACGGTCGATCCCATACCAGCGGAGGAGCTTGCCGCGCTTATACGCGTCCGCGTCCGCGCACGCGCACGCGCCCCCATCGATTGTCGTAAATTGTTTGATGGCCTGAAAGGAAAATGCCGTGAAGTCCGAAATTTGTCCGACGCGCTTTTCTTGATACCTAGCTCCGAAAGCGTGCGCGGCATCCTCAATGAGTTTGACGCCATGCTCGTGGCATAACATCATCAGCTCGGAAAGGTCGCAAGGATAGCCGCCCCAGTCTACGCAAATGACGGCTTTGGTCTTAGCCGTAAACTTTTTCCTGACGCTTTCCGGATCGATGCAAGCCGTCCAGGGATCGATATCGGCCCAAACGATCTTAGCCCCCGCCATCAGGATCGGCATACACGTTGCCGAGCATGTCATGGGCGTCGTTACGACCTCATCGCCATAGCCTACGTCGGCCAACTTCAGGGCCAGTTGTAACGCCGACGTGCCGCTGTTCATGGTAAGGACATGTTCATTACCAATGAACGCTCCAATAAGTTTCTCGAACTCGTCAACCTTTTTCCCCTGGCCTATGAAGCCTGAGTGGAGAACGTCGAGGAGCGGGCCGTCTACGCTTAACGGCATGTGGACCTTGAATAAACTTATCAAACCTTCTCATCCTTTCCCATGATCTTGCCGATCTCCGTGCTGACTTCGCCTTCGTGCTGGAGATAGGCTTTCGTAAGCATCTGGAATCCGCCTTGAGGACGGGGCCAAGGTTCATGCTCCCTTGTCGGAATCTTCTCGCCCGGCCCGGGTTTCGGACCCTCGCCCCACGAGCCAAACTCCTGCATGTGTGCGTAAAGGA